ACTTTTTCAATGTCAGTATACATTGATTCTTTAATAAATTTTTCATCTGGAGATTCTGCTACTTTATTTTCTACAACTTCATATAAAGAAGATTCTTCTCCTTCATTTATTGGCATATCTAAAGATATTGTTTTGTTGTTAAAATTTAAAGCATAGCTATCTTTAACCTTTATATCTAAACCTTCTAATACTTTCTCTAATTCATCTAATGTTGGCTCTCTCTCTAATTCTTGTTCTAATAATGCTGCAGTTTTATTTATTTTACTCATAGCATTTAAATGATTATTTGGCAATCTAATTGTTCTTGAATTTTCAGCTATAGATTGTATAATATTTTGACGAATCCACCATACCGCATAAGATATAAACTTAAATCCTTTTTTATTATCAAATTTTTTTGCCGCTTTAATTAAACCAATATTTCCTTCTGAAATTAAATCTTCTAAAGTTAATCCTTGATTTTGATATTGTTTAGCCACTGAAATAACAAATCTTAAGTTGCTTTTTATTATTTTATTAAATGAATCTTCATCTCCATCAGATATTTTTTCAAATAAATCATATTCTTCCTGTGCGGTAATTAATGGAATTTTAGATATGTCAGAAAAATACGATCCTATACTATCACTATCCCTCTTGGTTATTGATTTTTGAATTTTTAATTGCTTCATTAAAAAATATTTTAATACAAATATAATTTATATTTTTATTTTTTCCAAATTTAATTATAAATTATAATTTTTTAATATAAAAAAACCCCAAAAAAGGGGTAGATAACTGTTAATAAAATATTGGACAATTTTGGACAATATTAGAAAATATTTCTTATATTTGAGCGATTTTTAAAAATTATTACATATTTATGGGAAAGAAAAAGAAACTCGAAACAGTTATGAACGAACTCGAAAACAAAAAATTCAAGGTAATACGTGTTACTAAAACTGAATTTGAACTTGATAATGGTGATATATATCCTCATACATTTGAACTGGATGATAATATCTCCGTTGCCAAATTTCAAAAACTATTGGATGCCTCGCAAGAAACGATGGTTGACCATCTCAAAAAGATTATTAAAGAGGATACATCCAAATGAGTAAGTTAATTTCATTAAAGGAAGCTGCTGAAATATTATCTGTATCCACTAAAACTTTAAGACGATGGGATAGTGAAGGAGTATTGAAGTCAATTAAAACTTCCGGTGGTCACAGGCGATATAATCAAGATGATATTGACAAATACATGAAAGTGTATATTGAAAATAAAAAACCTGAATTATTTATGGCCACCTACTCAAGAGTAAGTTCACATGAACAAAAAACTAAAGGCGACCTCGACAGACAATCGCAACGCATTAGTGAATATTGTGCGAAGAAAAAATACAAAATTGAACACATTATAAAAGATGTGGGTTCCGGGCTATCCGACACCAGAAACGGATTTGTTAAATTGATGGATTTGGTTATAAATAGACAGATAAGCAAGGTAATAATTGAGAACAAAGACAGGCTTACAAGATTTCAGTTTAATTTAATTGAGAAGTTCTTTAATTCATACGGAGTCCAGATTGAGAGAATAGAAAATACAGAGGTTGGAGAGGAAGAAGAATTGGTTAACGACTTGATGATGCTCATGGCAAGTTTCTCTGGTAAATTATACGGCAGACGCTCTGCAAAAAGGCGAAAAGAGAAAAAAGTGTAACTTTTTTAGAAAAATTTCGTTTAAATAATAAATTTAAATATAAAAACATGAAAAATATTAAGTTGGTTATTTTATTTTCATTCGTTTCAACATTATTTATCAGTTGTACAAATCAAAATAAAAAAGATTTGTTTGAAGATGCCGAAAAGTATTCAACCATTCATAAAGTATTAACTTTTTATAATGAATCTGAAGAAAAAGGATTTTTACTATTTTTGGGCGGTAAAAATGGAAAAACATTAACTACTAAATCATATGGATTTGGAGGAGAATTTTCAGATTGTGATGATACATTATTTTTAGAATTTAAAGACGGGTCAAAAACTGTTCTGTTAAATCAAAGTGCTGAAATGAGAGACTATGTTGATAAAACTGATCCCGGATTTGAAAAATTAATTAAAAATAGTGGTGAATACAGTATATTTGGATATTTTTTAGATGGAAACAATATTGAAAATAATCCAATTTTATTAAAAAAAGTCTTAAAGAGAATTACACTTAAAAGGGGATTATCTAATGAAACGATGTCTATTGAAGTTGATTCATCCCAAGAAAAATTTTTTATAAATTATTTTTAATATTATACAACATTAAACAATGAAAATAATCAGGTCAGCAAAGTGTTCACTTAAGTTTTCAACTGCAAAAAAACAATTGCAGTTGAACTTCGTTCTTGCCGAATATGGCAAGGTGGTGAATATTTTTATTGACCATTTTTGGTTGTTGGAAAAACTTCCCAGCAAAACTGATTTACTCAAAGATATTGTTGATATTCCACTACAACAAACATGGCTGTCAGCACGACTACGTAAAGTTGCTGCTCGTGAAGCCATTGATTTAATTTTGTCTGTTAAAGCGAAGAAAAAAGGCAAGAAATCAAAGCCAAAACATCGTGGACAAAAAATGAGCGTATCATGCACTATTGCAGAATTGCAACTGGCAAAGGATGCTCATAATTTTGATGCGTGGTTGCACGTTGCCAGTGTCGGGAACAAAGTAATATTAGATTTACCCGTAAAGTTTCACAAGCAATATAACAAGTGGAATAATCTTGGTAAAAGAGTTAATGCATATATCATTTTCAAAACGCATATCCAGTTTTGTTTTGAGATTGAAACAGGAAGCAAAAAAGAAAGCATTAAACAAATAGGAATTGATACTGGGATTAACGCTTTGGCTTCATGCTCCACAAAAAATATTTATGGCGAAGATATAAAAGATAATATTGCAAGAATTAAGCGTTGTAAGCAAGGTAGTGCTGGACAGAAAAAAGCAAGACGTGCATTAAAACAACGTATTGATGAAATTGCAAAACAAGTAATAAAAATAGAAAACCCAGATTTAATTGTTGTGGAACAATTAAAAAATCTCGGTAAAAAAACAAAGGACAAACGTCTGTTGTCTAAAAATATCAGACGCTCTATCGGCATTTGGAATTGGCGGTACTGGTTAAGTAGACTTGAACAACAGTGTGAAGAAAACCGTGTTTCCTTTCGCAGTGTTTCTCCTTATAACACCAGTATTACCTGTTCAAACTGTAATCATACCGATAGGGTGAATCGTCAGAGTCAGGAATGTTTTGTTTGTCAGAGTTGTGGTCACACTGACAATGCAGATATAAATGCAAGCAAAAACATACTGAGGCGATTCATTACTGGAAAATACGGTTCCGGTTGCAAACTTGAGAATAAGGATAATTTACCTATGGGTAAGTTTGTCCAAGTTTGATTGAACGGTTTTTATATTAATCATTAAATATTCGCCTTGTTTTGGCAACACTTTTCAACTTTTTAAGTGCTCTTTCTCTAATCTGACGAATCCTTTCACCTGTTAAAAAAAAGTGTTTACCAATTTCATCATTAGACATTCCATCTGGCCTATTTGGAATACCAATACCATAAGTCATACGAATAATATCACTTTCCATATGACTTAAACAAGAATCTAAAATTCTACATATTTTATTTGATCTGTTTTCTTTTTCTATAGATTCGAAAACATCAATTGTATCAGAAGGTAGAAAATCAGCAAATGTACTTTCGCCATCTACTTCTAATTTAGAATCCAATGAATATTCTCCAATGGAATGAGATTGCATTTTCATAAAATCTGAACCCTCTAAATTATCAAATTCATCACATATCTCCATTTGTGATGGTTCACGTCCATTTTTTTGCTCAAATTCAATAGACCATTTTTTAATTTTCAAAAGCATTGCCTCAACATTTAAAGGCATACGAATTGAACGTTTATAATTAGGCATTTGTTCCATAATGCTTTGACGAATCCACCAAACTGCATATGAAATAAATTTAAACCCACGAGTTTCATCAAATTTTTTAGCAGACTTAATTAATCCAATATTTCCATCATTAATTACATCTTCTAAAGAAATTGATTGACCCGAATACTTTTTTGCTACAGATATTACAAATCTCAAATTTGCTCTTATTAACTTCTCTTCAGCTTTAAGATCGCCATTTTTAATCAAACGAGCAAGTTCTATTTCCTCTGCTTGTGTTATCATTGGCTCTTGCTCTACTTCTCTTAAGTATCTTTCTAAGACCGGTGTTCTTGCAGTAATTTTTTGCGTTATTTTAAACTGTCTCATAATTTCGTTTTGTTTTATGGGTTAAACGAATTAGAAACAAAAAAGTTACTTTTTATTTTTTAATATCCAAATTCTATCTCTTATTTTTATGCAAAGTTCATAGTTCTCAGACTCTTCAGCAGAAGATAACATCAATGTTAAAAAATCAACATTGTAAATTTGATTTATGCTATTTTCTGCCGCAAATTGAATTGTTGTAGCAGAAGATGTATTAGGAATTTCAAAATTAATAAATGGATTTTGAATTGAATCCAACATTTCATCAATAATACTATCTTGTTCTTCGTTTGTGAGATTTAAAAATTCTTGAAATTCTTTTTTTTCTTTTTCTAAAAAAAATGATTTGTTCTTACTATAACTTAGACAGATTTTTTCAAATTCATTCGGTAATTTTTTTAAATCAAACTTAGCAACAATAAAACTATCTTGTATTTTATTTTTTAAATCTAAGTTTTTTATTTTTTTTAAATGTTTGAATGGAGTAGCCAATAAATAACAACCAATTACTTCATTTAAAATTCCAATATTTTTGAAATAAGAAGGTCCCTTTTTTTGAGATTTTTGAATGTGTGATTTTAACTTTTCTTGTTCCTCTATTAAGTTATTAAAATCAATTAAGTGATTTTCTCCTAAAGGAGAAATTGGAAATATTTTGTTATAATCTATTTTCTCATCAATAAGATTGATATATTCCAAAACAAAACAAAAATGAAGTTTAGATATATCCGAAACAGATTTTATACTATTTGGATTTTTACAATCCATGTCTCTGCCTTTAATAAAGGTATATTCTATTTTTTTAAAAAGCGAAAGTTCTTTCGCTCTTTTAAATTTAATTTTTCTTACGAGCTTCATCTCATAAAAATTTAGTATGTACTTATATAAATAGTCAACAATTAACCATTCCAAGTTAATTGTCCAAAAAAATTTTTTAATAAATTAAAAGCTTCTTCATTATCAATAGAAAATGAAATATCCTCTTTTTGTTCTGAAGATGTTCCTGGCTCTTTCATAGCAATAACTAAAAATTTTGATTCTTGATTTTTTTGTCTAAAAGTAACCAAGTCTATTTCAATAGAACCAGTTTCTGGCGAACCCATACTAAAAAAAGTTTCTTGTGGTTTTGTTTCCTTATTAATAGGAACAATTTTATTTTCTGCAATGTTTTCCATATACTAATTTAATTCTTTATTTGTTTATTGTCAATAAATGATAATATTTAATCTTGAAAAAAATTTTTCATAATATCATCAAACATTTCAGCACCTTCCAAAGATGTTAAAAAATATAAGCGTGAATCCTGTTTTTTTTCTTTTTCATATAATTCATTTGATATTCTTGTTATCTCAGAAAATATTCTTTTTTTAATAGGATCACCATCAATAATACTTTGACCATATCTATCAATCTCTTCAAACTCTAACAACAAATTTGATTCTTCAATATTCGCTTTTGTTGTGTCCATTTTGTTTACTTATTGATTTTCTTAATTCAGAAGCAATTTTTCTAATATCTGCTAAAGACTTTCTTGCCCTAATTGCAGCTTGTTTATTTTTTGTTGGTCCAATGAACTTATAAATTTCTTTCTCCATTCCAATAACTTTTTTCTTTAGTTCTTGAAATTGTGAATCAATATCAAATTCATCAAAAAACATCGGTTGAAATTTATTTTTCATTTTTTAATTTATTTATTTTTTCTAAAAAAGAATTCACACCTTCTAATAAACTCTTGGTTTTATTATCAAATGTTTTGTTTTTTGTTAATAATAAATTTTCCTTTAAATTATCTACTGGCTCTTGTTCTTCAGTACCAGATTCTGCTCCGGCTGATGTTTCACCACCGCCCAAACCGTCTCCTGCACCTAAATCACCACTATCTCCTGCACCTAAATCATCCATACCAGAAGTATCAGTATCGCCCAATCCAAACGAGCTTCCTCCACCGAAACCACCGAAACCACCTCCTCCAGAGGAATCACCACCTTCTCCTCCTTGCTCAGTATCAATTTGAGTATTTGGATCAAAATCAGGTTTTCTAAATTTCTTATCCAACTCTGTAAAAATACCAGTATCCATATATTCTTCATGAGCTCTTTCAATTTCATAAAACATTTTTCTTTCAATCTTTTTCTGACGAAGAATTTGTTTAATTTCTGATTTAGAAAACCCAAGAATATATTCCATTGCCCAAGTATAAGATACTGGTGCTGTAGCATCACTTGAAAACATTTCTTTAAATACATCAAGCCTTGCTTTCATTGTTTCCAATTTAAGCAGCTCTTGTTGTGTGCTTGGATTTGTTAATGTTAATGTGAAGTTATTTATATCATCATCAAAACCTAACATCTTCAAGTGAATGTTTGCAATGTTTCTCAATTCAAGAATAACTGCTTCTTGAAAACGGTTGATTGTTCTTGCAAATCTTAAATCTGCTTGTGATAATGTAGAACCCCCAGGTAATGCTTCACCATAATTTAAATAAGTCTTAGGAACTTTAATTCCTGTAAATAATTTGTTTTGTAAATATTCAATATCAGCAATATCACCAAGATTGGTTGCTCCCGGTAGGGTTTCTACTCTGGTTCCTGTTTTATCACCTCTTACTGGAATAAAAAAGTCTTCCTCAAAAGTAATAAGATTAAATTTCATATTAATTCTTCCTTGAGAATCTACAACCTGGCTCTTTTTTAACTCGGCTTTCATTTTCTCAATATACTGACGAACATCTAAAGTATCAGTATTACCAACATCAATAAAAAACATTCTTCTCTCAGGGGCACGAACTAAACGATATACCAACAATGCATCTTCTGCTAATTGAAGTTGTTTCCATAATTTTCTTATAGGGTCTAAAACAGAACGTCCATAAGGCATTTTTTCACCTTCAGAAACAAGACTAAAATGAGCAATTTGAAAATCTTCAAAATACATATTATTAATATCCCACTTAAATCTTACAGAATAAGGATTACCGTCTTGACCAACTTCTTTATGAATTTCCCCAGTAGGCAGTTGTGTTATACCATATACTCCTAATTTTTGATCTAAATCTAATTTTAAAAAATTATCTCCATATTTTAATAATGTTCTAATCCAAAACCACAGATTATAATTGATATTTAAAGTTCCGTGAAACATATCAGTTAAAACCCTTTTAATTCTCGCATCTTCACTATAAATTGTAAGTATTTCACCTCTATCACTTCTTGTAACACAATTATGAACAAAAACTCCGGTGCCATTTGATGTCAAAATAGCATAATTATTGTTGTCGTTTACATTAACCAAATCATAAGTTTTTACTTTGCCAATTGGAACTATTTCTTTTATTGAGTGATTAATTGATTTAACAAAATTTGTCCAATTTTTATATTTTGTTCTTGCTAAAAATGATTCAATTTGTTTTGGGTTTTTATTATTAAATTGTGCGAAATGGGTAATTGGAATTCTACCAAATTTATTAGGTTGAGTTTGTAAATATTCCTTTTTAAGAATATTTAATATTTTTTCTCTTGAATTGAATTTGGAGGTATAATCAGACCAGTTTTTAAATCCATTTTTTCTTAAGAATTTATTAATTAATTGAATGTTAATATTTAAAATATCACAAATTATATTAGCATTTCTTTCTAAAATAAATTCATTGGAATAATGTTCACACAATGCATTTAATTTAACTAAATCTAAATTATTAGTTATTAAATTTAAATCTTCCCAACGATTTAGATTTAAATTATTATAAGATTTAGATTTTCTTAAAATAACTTTATTGGTTTTTAATAGAACGCATGCCTCATCTATGTTTGAAGTTTTTTTATATGCTTCAATTATATCAAGTTCATCAAATTGATGATTTAAATTATGTAAATATTTTCCGTTTTTCTCTCCTTTTAATTTATGTCCATTATTAAACATGCCGTTTTTTTCACCAATTAATCCAAAACGTTCCTTGCGTTCTTGTTTTGATAATTTAGAGCAATAGTTCAACATCTTTTCTTTGGCAGATTTTTTTCTTTTTTTAGCCCATTCTGCATTTTTCCATTTTTCAGAATTTAATGAAGAGTGTAGGTTTTGATGTTCAAAATAATCCATTATCTGTAAATTGTCTGGATTATTATTTAGTTTATTAAAATCTTTATGATGACAAACACCTTTTTCATCATTGTATATTTTTTGTTTAACCAAACGATGTGTATATTCCCATTTTCCATTTTCACACAACAACATTTCATATCCTTTAATTCTATCTTGTTCACCAGAAATTCTATTATAAAAAGGCTGAATTGAGTCACCGATTTTTAAATTTTTAGTTTCGACATATTGTTTATCATTTTTTAATAACCACAAATGTTCAGATGTTGTTTTAACATATGAATCATCATCAAAAATAACTTTAAATACTTCTTGTTCACCTTTATATACTATTTTTTCACAAATAGCTGGTTCAATACATTTTTTTTCAATATTAAATGAATAAACCCAAAAATTAGTGCGATTTTGTTCAAAAATCTGTTCAACAGTTAGTTTTTCACCACTTAATAGTGGAATAATAGTATCATATGCAATACATTCATCCGCCATAATATCTAATGCAACAGATATTTCCGGAGATTGATCCATAGCCCTATAATCATTATATGATGTAATTCTATCAGCATCATAATACATTGATCTGGAATATAAATCCTGTGCTACTTTTAAAGTTTGAAAATCAGCAAATCTTTGCTGTTGTTGTTGAACAAAATTGTCTCCACCTCTACTATCTAAAGTATCTTGTGTTTGAGATAATTCTGTAGGAATATCCTTTTTATTATTTCTTAATGTTTGCGAAAGACTATAGAAAATAGTATTCGGTTTTTTTTGTTCTGCCATTTGGATTAAATTAAATCATTTTTTTATAAATAGTAAACAGTTGTGTATTATTGTAATAACCAACTTAAATCATCGTCAATACCTTGATTATTAGATGCTCTAATAGGTTTTGAGACTTCATTTATAGGATTTCTTTCTGTAGATGATTGATGACTAAAAGCATCCAACATAGATTTGTAAAATTCTTTACTCACAAATACATTGGCGAATTCTGTATCTCTTATATATAAAGCAATTGCTAACGCTATAATTAAGTCATCATGATAACCAGGAGCATGTTCTGCCTTTTGACCATTATAAATAAATGTTTCAAACTCTTCCACTAATCTCTTAGAACGTATTTCTAACTTTGAATCTCTCATATAAGTAATCAAAGAAGCAATTATGAGAGGTCTTGTTGTTGTAGTAGTCTGAAATCCTGGTATTTCACCATTTTCATCAACACTTACATTCCAATGATGATTTACCATTTTCTTAACAGATTTACTATGATAAATCCTATTTGCATTATACTTTAATTGGTTCTTAAGAACTAAACAGGTTGCTAAACCAAAACTGTTTGCTTCAATAACAATATATGCATCATTATAATCTTTTCCCACTTTATAAATCATATGAGCAAATAAATCAGGTGGAATTTTACCTTGATATTCTGCCACTTGTTTTAACTCATTTGCATCAATAACCTGAATAGTAGAAAAGTCACTTCCATCACCCCTACCAACGTCACAACTAACAATATAATTTCCTGAAGGATTTGGCTTTTCCCAAACATGAAAAGTTGTTTTTATATCAGTTACAAACCTATCTGCATTTTCAAGAGTGTGATCATAATAGCAAATAGGAGTGGATTTTGTAAGCACATCTTGTTTTATTCTACTTAAAATTCCAGAATCAATAACTAATGCTCTTGAACCCTCAAAAGATAAATCCAATTCTTGTGCAATCTTAATTCTATCATAATTAAATCTTTCACATTCTCCTTCATACCAAGGACTCCACCAATAACTTCTACCAAATTCATCCTTTCTCATTTCTTTACCAATAGAATAAACAGGATGTTCTGTCCAGTGAATTGTTGTTCCTACAAAAGTTGAATCTGGTTGTTTTGATGCAACCCATGTTCTATGATATAAATTACCAGTACCATATGGAGTACTAATCATAATACATTTACCCTTAGTTGCAGTCAAAGCAAGACCGGCACCCATCCAAATATCATCTGCATTTTCAATAAACGCAACCTCATCTAAGATCAACATTGTCAAAGCCTCACCACGACCAGCCTGTTTACTACTCGCAACAGCCTTAACCCAGTTACCACTTTTTAAACTCAAAAACTTTTCATTATTTTTATCATCATCTTTTGCTGGATTATAGAAAAATTTAGGCAAATAATCCATAAACTGTTTAACAGTACTTAAAAATCGAACAGCAGCAGCACCATCGTTAGCCACAATTAAAATTCTTTGATCAATTTTAAACAATAATGTCCAAACAACAAAGCCAGCAGTAATAACAGATAATCCTAATTGGCGTGATTTTAATACTATATTATTTTGGTTTTTATCAAATTTTCGAACCATATCCTCTTGATAATCAAAACAAGTTAATCTATCTACTTGTTTTTTTCTAATATCATATACATAACCATGTGTATTTAAAAAATATACCGGGTCTCTCGCACATTTAATATATTCATTTAATTCTGCCTTAGTCATTTAATTCAAAAGTTAAATCCATTTCTTTTCCAATAATACTTTGATTATAATTTAAAATTTTACACATTTTTTCATACCAAGGACTCCACCAATAACTTCTGCCAAATTTATCTTTTCTCAATTCTTTACCTATAGAATAAACAGGATGTTCTGTCCAGTGAATTGTTGTCCCTATAAAAGAATTTTGTTTTTTCTGTGATCCAATCCAAATATTATGAAATATATCTTTTTCTTTATTTGGCGAAGAAATTATTATAAATTTACCATTAGAGACCAGGGCGGGCAATGCACTTACCAAAATAGAATCTGCATTTTGAAAATAAGCAAACTCATCAAAAACAATCATTGTAAGATATTCTGAACACCCCGGATTAGAACCATCATATCCAACAATTAAATAATTTTCATTTATTTCTATTCTTGTCTTTGATTTAATATAAAAATCTTTAAAAAAAAATTCTGGTAATTTTTTTATTGAATCTTCAATTTTTTTGATATAGTGATTTCGATTTAAATCACTATTGACAATTAACGCTATTTTTTGATTAGATTTAAATAAAAGTGTCCATATAATATAACCAATTACTGCTGTTGATAATCCAACCTGTCTTGATTTTAAAAAAATGGTTTGATTATTTTTATTAATTTTTTTCAATACATCTTCTTGATAATCAAATAACTTT